TGAGACTTGGGCAGAAAAAATAGGTAATTGTATCAATACCGAAATTAAAGCATTATAACTGGGGGCGCATGAAGTGGGGGTGATGGTTCGATGGGCTGTCCCAGACGGGGGTTCGACTCCCCCACCTCCAAGTTTCGACAAGGAGTAACCCATAGATCCTTCTCATTTCCAATATCCCTTGTCTACTTTCACAGTCTCCAATCGTAAGCTATTCTACAACGACAGACTCTTTCCCCCTCGTCTCTGGTATCACGAAAGAGCTATGAGTCTTTGGAGAAATGGAGAATATGTCTCTTATCTTTCTTTAGCAGTCTATCCCATCTGGAAGTGGGGGTTTGTCTTAAATTAGAAAGGAGCTGATGATATGAGCAAAACAGATGAAAAGTGTCCTAAATGTAAGAGTATATTTATTCAATGGAATGGCAAGCGATTTGAATGCTTGGAAAGAGCTTGTAATCATATATGGCTAGACTGGTCTGGGGGTCCGAGGACTTATGATGAGCTTGAAAATCCTCACCTCAAAGCAAGTCTTCCTGTGGGCTATTTCCCAGGAAGTGAGTAACTCATGGAAAAACTTGATAAGAGCATAAGAACCGGAGCTGGAACCTTGGTGGAGCTTGATATTGTTCTTAAAATCAACGAAATCATTGACCACCTCATCCTTCTCGACAAACTCCCCAAAAGAGTAAAGAAGTTAGAGTTTTATGATAAAATGCACAGGAAGGAGCATTTGAAGAAATGAAACTAATATGGGCGAAGGATATTGTCGAAGAGGAGACTGGATTGCGTTATAGTGGCGTAGCTGAAGTAATAGACGGTGAATGGCATATTGTAGTGAATCTTTCCATGGGTGCATGGCTAAGTAAACCACTTACCTTGGTACACGAATTTATTCATGTCATCATGGATGAATGTAGCGTGCCCTGGTTATTTCATGTTGTCCATGATGTGATTTACGCTCTATTTTGGGTTCAAGATTGGAGGTCTATTCTTCAATTTGCAGATGGACGGATAGGTTACTACCGTGCATTTTCCAATGGTAAAGCAAGGAATGAAATCAATGAATCTTCTTGAAGCCACTGGTCGCTATTGGCCTTATCGCTGGGTTCCTGAGCTTTTTTCCGATACTGCTCCCATAGGCCAGGTACAATGTCAGCAGGTCTTTGTGGGATTAGTTGAACAGAATAGGCAACGAGGAATTGATGGTTCTGGTATGGCATTTATGATGGAGCAGAATTTGATAAATCATCTTGTAAATCTGAATGGCTTTAGACCACATTATTTTATATACCAAATTGGCAAAAACTAAGGGGTTGACAATTAAAAAATCCGTATATAATAGTAATTGTAAGTCTGAGGATATTGATAAGCGGATACTCAAAGATTGTCTCGATAAAGTAAGAGCTGCCGTCATAGACGGATGGCGGAATGGTTTTGCCGAGATTACTATTCTCATAAACAGAGCACGCAAAAGAGAACCAGAAGTTTTTTATAAGACCAAAAAGTAGTATTTGACATTCAGGTTTGACCTTCTCGGATTTAACGGAGCGGTCAATTTAGTCGCTAAAGTCTATCCCATTAGACTAAGAAAATTTTTAGTCTATTCGTAGGGAGAAAAATAGACTAGTGCACGAGCGGCTAAGTTGGCCGCTTTTTTTATTGGAATTTTAGGCGTGGGATGTGACCGCCTCGAAGTACTTCGGAAGGGGAAAAAACTATAAAGTGGGAATTTGCTCTCTCTCGGTCAGGGAGGTTAGGGGTAGGTTAAGGGATTTTCGCCTCTGCTCTAGGTGACTATCAAGCTAGCCGGTCTATGGCTTGGTGATGAGCAGGTAGCTCGTGACGGCGAGTTAAGTAGCCGAGGGGATGTATGGAATCCTATACAATCGAAGAATTGAGGGACAAGGCTCTAGGTTCTCTCTATTTCTTCGACAAGTTCATTCTCGGTTTTAACTCGGCAAATTATGATCCTCATATTGGAATGGAGGATAAGCCGCATATAGAACTCTGTAAGTTCGTAATGGACTGGTCTAGTGGGAAAAGAAATAAACTTATTCTCATTCCCCGAAAATGCTTAAAGACCAGTTGCGTTACCATCGGCTATACGCTCTTTGAATTAGCTCTCGATCCGGGCATGACTGTACTCATTGACTCGGTAGAGAGGTCTTTATCTATCAAGATGCTCTCTCAAATTCGTGGTATATGCGAAAGTAATAATCTCTTTAAGCAGACCTTTGGTGACTGGAAGTCTGAGAGGGGATGGACTGACTATTCTCTCACTATTCGTGAGGCTCCCAGGGGAAAGGAAATTAACCCTTCTATTGGAACTTCTGGGGTTGATTCTACCAGAGTATCCTATCACCCGAAACTTATGATTCTGGATGACTTGGTTGACCCTGATAGCGTAGCAAGTATCGAATCCTTATCCAAGGCTATCAAGCACTACAAGGAGCTTGAGCCTATGGTGGGAGAACAGGGGAGAAAGTTGGTCATCGGCACTCGACAGGATATGGACGATCTTTACTCGTACATCCTTGAGAATGAGGCTGACGAGTACGATGTTCTCATTCACTCTGCCATAAACGAAGACGGTAGACCTTATTATCCAGAGATGATTTCCCTAGACTTCCTGAAGAGACTCGAAGCGAAAGATCCTTATTTTTGCAGTTGCCAATATTACAACGATCCCATTAATCCTTCTGCCACTATGTTTGGGCGAGATGACATTGAGTGGTACGAGAAGAATGAGGATCTTCCTGAAGGCACTAACTACATGACCATAGACCCCGCCGGTTCAGGTGGAGCAGGAGGCGACAAAACCGCAGTTGTACCAGTCAGGGTAGACAAGACTCAGAATATCTATTGTCTCGAAGGCTATTACGAACGTTATAAGCCAGAAGACATAGTAAATGTAGCTTTCAATGCTTACATCTTTCTGAAAATTAGGCGACTGGGTATTGAGCAGAACTATTTTCGTGGAGCACTCGCCAAGAACTTTGAGAGAAAGGGTAGAGAGTGGGGAACGAAGGTAAGAGTCGAGGAACTGAAGCACTATGGTAGAACTCAGAAAAAAGAGGACAGAATCTCTGCTCTTCAACCCTGGTTTGCCGATGGCAAGATTTTTCTCAAGGGTAAGAAAATCACCATTGGTGGGAAGGAACAGTGGGTTCCAGAAGGGCCATATATGAAAGCGATGTACCAACAGATAATTTCTTACCCCCACGCAAAAATGAGTGACGATTTGATTGATGCACTAGCGATGCACCTTGAAATTATTAAACCTTCTGGTGGTTTGGATATATCCAAAATTAAGGTTGAAAAACCCGTAGATGCATTATTTGGTTATTAGGAGATTTTATGCCAAAACACAAGAAACACGCAAAGCGTCCATGCTCACCCTGTGCTAAAAAGCAATATTTATTTGGTAGACAGGCAAGAAGTACGGGAAAACGGAGAAAGTAATTGCCAGCAAAGTCAAAAGCACAATTTAAGTTAATGAAAGGCATCTGCGAAGGGAATTATCCCAGTGGGTATCGTGGAATATCGAAAAGAGTTGCTTGTGAGTTTATTAATCATCAAAGTCCAAAGGGATTGCCAAGGAAAAAGACGACCAAGAAGAAAAAGCGGGGTAAGCGAAAGTGACTGAGAAAGTAACATTGAAAGAAAAAAATCTAGTCAAGGAAGTAGAAGAGAAATTTGCACTAGCCAGAGATAAAAAGGACGAAGCTAAATTACATTCTTCGTTTGATAAATGGGAGAATTATTACAATGGTACTTCTGCTGAATTGGAAAAGAGAGACGCTAAGGGTCTTTCCGCTATTATGCCAGCTTGGGCGCAGGCTGGAGTTGATTATGTTCTTGCTAAAGAAATGGCTGTCATATTTGGTCAGAAACCCTATTGGGGAGTGAGAGGTCGTAGAAAGAAGTATGAAAATGCAGCGAAACTTCAGCAAGAACTCTTGATGCTCCGGGTAGACCAACCCAAGATGCTTCTCAATATAGTACGCTGGATTCAACATAAACTCATCTACGGTAGTGCTATCAGAAAGCCTATGTGGGATAGACAGGAGAAATGTTTTAAGTGTGAGTATATAAATCCTAAGAATTTTTATCCTTCTCCTGACCCCACTGGAGGATACACTATTTACGAAATACCTTGGGCCATGCAGAGGTCTCTTCGGACTCGTGAGTATATAGAAGAAATGGGAAAACCCTGGAAAGGATCGAGGAAGTCTACCTACAAAAATACTGTTGAACTCCTTAAAAAGCCAGGTGGAACTCATATCGCAGAACACACAGAGGAGAGTGCGGGTAGTACCTGGACTACCAAAGAGAAAGAAAACATTTACGAGATTCTGGAATATTGGGATCGCATCAACAAACGAGTCGTTACCATAGGTGAGAGAAAGATAGTTCTTAGAGATACTGATTTTCCCTATGAGAAGAAGAAGGATTTACCGTTCATGGTGATGATTGACTGGCCTCATCCCAAGTCATTCTGGGGAACCGGAAGGATAGAGAGCGTTGAGCTTATGATAAGGGAGCTGGCTCACATTAAGAACCAAAGATTTGATAACGTCAACCTTATTCTGAATCCTCCTATGAAATATCTCAAGGGAGTGGATATAGACATCAAATCACTTCCTGTTAAGCCAAATGCAATGATTGGAATGGATGATCTCGATGCTGTAAGGCAACTATGGGACAAGGGTGTTCCCTTTGTTACCGAACATGTTTACAGGGAAGCTGCTGAGATTGAGAAGGAAATTCAGAATAGGTTGGGCTTACACGAATACTGGATGGGTAGAGCACCAGAGCAAAGAGAAACTGCTACTGGAATAGCTCGTCTGCAAGCAGCGGGGAATACTATTTTTCAAGCTCATAATCTTCTTTCTATCTGGCTTGGTATGCAAGAACTTGCTGCTTGGATTTCAGCAATTGACCAGCAATTCTTGAAAGAGTCAATAGCAGCTCCCTTTGTCTACGATGCTGACGCAAGAGCAAGGGGTGAATACTTTGATATATCGAAAAGCGATATTGCTGGAGAATTTATCTTTGAGTTTAAGCCTTCTCCCATAAATCCAGAAGTTATTGCGGATGTTGAGAGGGGGCAATTCGTCCAAGCTATTCAGACTCTTCTTTCTATGCAGGCAGAGGTAAAAGTTCAGGAATTGGGGAAATTACTTCTCGAAAGATTCAATATTCCTCAATCGGATATTGATAAAATCCTGCCAGAGACAGGCGAACTTCCTGGTGTGCCTCCTGGGGGTGCTACGGGTGCTCAGAGACAAGCACCAAGAGAATTATCCCAAGCGATAGCAGCTACTATGGGAGAGGGTATGGGGGTAACTCCACCTGGGCCAAAATGATAACAGAACAAGATAAAAGAATTCTGGATACTGCCAGACGACTTAAAGTTACTGTCGCCACGAAAGGCTGGCAGGACATTATGGGTTATATCGCAGTTCGCAAGCAGGGTTTGAAAAACGAATTGGCAAATATGGATCTTATCAAGGAAGCCGGTAAAGCCTGTGAAAAGCAGGGACTAATTAAAGGTCTAAACAGCGTTATTAATAGAGTGAATAATGTCATAGCCGAATCTGAGAAGATTGAAGAGGCTGTGAGAGAAGAAAAGAAGAATAAGGAGAAAAATAAAAATGGCTGAAGACAAGAAACTCAACAATCTTGATCCTGGCTCCGAAGAAGGAACAACCAAAGACAAGACTGAGGGAGACAAGAAAGACGAGGGAGGAAAGGAACTTATAGCAGGAAAGTTCAAATCTCAGGATGATTTGCTCAGGGCGTATCAGGAATTAGAGGTGAGAGATACAAAGAGAAGCCAAGAATTTTCTGATACAAAAGAGCGACTCGCAAAGCTCGAAGGCATAGCTGAGGCACAAAAGAAACCAGATGTACCTCTACCGCTAACTGCTGATGAAAGAAAAGCAATGGCAGAGAAATTCAAAGAGGACTTCAACAAAGATCCACTCGTTGCGCTTCATAACTTTGTTAGTCCCTACAGCGAAGATGCTCGTCTCGCAAGAGAGGAGATTACTACGCTCAAAGAGGAGAACAAACGAATGAAGAAAACGCAGGGTGGGCAAGAAGCTAGATTCCTAGCCGAAGTTGCAAGACGGGAAGATCCTGAACTCTTTGACAAAATCGAACCTGACATTGAAAAAGAGCTTAGAGAGGATAAGAACTTGGCTAATTATGATAATCCCTATATCGCTGCGAAGTATAAGGTACTGGGAAAGTCATATAAAAATCTTGCTAAAACTACCGATGCTGACAGAGAATCCCATGTAGAGGGATCATCTGTAGAACCTCCAAAGACAGACAAGCAAAAGGCATACGTACAAAAAGTACTAGGTGCTGGTGATAATACAAGACTTTAACGGAGGTAAATCAAGATGGCTATGAAAGATTTAGCTGATATAACAACCGAAGAGCGTTTACAATATGATTTTACCGAAGAGATAAACAAGCTCGATGCCAAGATAAATCCACTCACTGTTCTCACGAATCAAATATCAAAAAGGGGAACTGTAAATAGTGTTGTTCACTATTGGTATCAGGAGGAGCTGGACAATAGATGGGATACTTTGGGAGCTACCCTTGCTAGTGATGGAGCAACTGTTACCGTTTCTAGTAGCTATGCCCGTTTCCATCAGTGGGATGTGGTAAAGATTCCTGAGACCGGATGGGTTGGAATTATCTCTGGAGCTGTAGATGATGCAAGTCTTGACTGTTCTGTTATCAATGATGGAAGTGGTGAGGCAACGGCTGGTGAAAATGTTCTCATCATGGGTCCTTCCATTGGTGAAGGTTCTGGTGGAGTAACTCCCTATCAGGGGAATGTCACTCCTCAGTATAATTTGACTACTACCCTACAGAGGACTTTCAAGGTAACTCGTGAGACTATGGTTAATGCCATGCACGGCGGAAAAGAACTGGAAAGACTCCACAATAAGAAGGGAAGAGAATTTGCCAGAGATTTGGAGTATCATCTGTGGCATGGGATACGTCTCTTAAAGAGTACTGGCCCAATAAGCGCAGATTCAGCTCAAGCTCATCGTTTTAATGGCGGGCTTCTGTACTACATGAAGGACATCGGAAATGCAACCTCTCCCGATGGAGAATCAACGGATACCGACATTAATGGAGCTTTGACTGAGAGTGCATTCCAGAGCTGGCTGTTCGATGCTTTCAAGTATACGGATACACTCTATCTCTTCTGTGGGAAATATGGACTTCAAGCAATTGACAACTGGGCAAGAGGAAAACTGAAGATGGTTCCTAGCGATAAGAGCTATGGACTTAACATCACAGAGTATCCTCTAGCTGGTCGAATGGCTTATATCGTGGATGCCACTAGAGTACTGGAAGCCTCTCCTTCGGGTGAGACTGACTATGAGGGTACTATTGTAGCACTGGACTTAGCTGATATTAAATTCTTCTGGTATGTGGATCAGACTGTAAAACTGTACACTAACCTTGAGACTGCAAAGCAGGCTTTGAACCAGCGAGAAGATGGGTTCCAGTGTCAGTTTACCATTGAGATGGGTAATGCAAAGAGACACTCGATAGCAGATGGAATTACTGGAGTTGGATAAGAATAACAACATGGGGGAGGCTTATTTATCCTCCCCCAATAACAAAGAGGAGATGACATGTCAAAACAAGTGATCTTCACATCAGGTTCAAGCAACCTGAATATTGTCAAGAAAAAAGGAGCGACTATTCAGAGAGCCGTTCCTGGGGGTTCGGTAAGTGAGGTAACGCCTACGAGCTGGATAAGGTTTCGTAAGCATAGATACGTTACTAGCGACCCCGAAGAAATAAAGATTATCAGGGATCATATCGAGAACCGTCCTCGCAATCGAATCAAAGAGATAGTTTCTAAAACCCCACAGGATATTTTGAGGGAAAAGGAAGCTAAAGCTCTTGAAGCTACGAGGGAACTCGAGGAAGCAAGGAAAGTTGTTGGAGAACCAGAGTTGAGAATTTCCGAAGCAACCCTTGAACCTCAAGTGGAAAAGATGGTTTACATTGAGAAGTGTCCTGAGCCTGACTGTGACTGGATAGCTGAATCGTCTACTTCTCAAGCGCAGGCGAAATCAAAGCTCAGGGGTCACAGAGCAACAAAACATAAAAGTGTGAAATGAAAGTCACTTTTATTACTTCTCGATCCAAGAGGTTACACTTGAATCTTTCCATTGGGAGATTTAAGAATGGTCGTGTGATAAATCTGAATCCAGTTATTGCGTTTCGGGATTATAAATTCACGACAGAAGACCCTTGGGAAATCGAGCAGATGAGACAGTGGATGCAAAAACATCCAAAAGATGAGATTAGAGAAGTAAAAAATAATACGGGGACTCCGGGGGAGTCTCAATTAAAGGACAAGGAGGAATAAAATGGGACTTACAGCGACAACTACGAGACTTTCCTATGCTCGTAATGAGTACATAAAACAAGGAGTAAGTCATATCTTCGATAAATGTGCGGATATGATTTACTATGCCGCTCCTCTATTGGATAAGGCTAACACATTTACAAATACTCAAAGTTTCAGTGGCACATTCACGGATGACGTTATTGATTTTTCAGATGTTACGATAGACCATACTGGTTCTGGCGGGCCTTGCTTTTTACGAGCTGGTACTTATGCCGACCCAGTATCAAACACAGATGAACATCAGAGTGGTATGCTAAGGTTCTATGGCACAACCGATGATGATGGTTCAAGTTATGACCGTGGCTTGTTTCAATGCCTAATGACAGCCAAAAGCAAGGGCATCATACCTATTGCTGGTTTAGCTGAAGTTCGTACCACAGCTGGCGATGGCCCTACCAATGTTAAAGCTGCGGAGTTTATAGCAGGTCTACACACGGCAGGTGCTAAACTCGCTGGAAATATGTATGGTGTTTGGGCGAAGGTTTATGCTGAAGTTAATGCGACTATGGCTTCCGGGTCAAAAGCGGCCGCAATATGGCTGGATAACCAGATTGATCCTGTCAATCGACATGCAAATGCGGAAGAATATACAATTTTCTCCACAACTGGATGTAGTGTACCACATGCGTGGGCATCCTTTGAGACAAGTTCGAGTGGTTGGGCATGTCTATTCCACTTTGACGAAACTGCTTATGACCAAGCCCCAGTTGGTACAACGAGAGGAACTCCAAATCAGACAGCAACCTGTGATAGTAGCTTGAAAGTTCTCATTAACGAAACGACTCTATACATACCGCTATACAATGCTGTGACGGTAGCTTAGTAAATAGAAATGAACTGTGATTTATGAGGGCTGGGGGCTGAGCCTTAATTCAGCCCCACAAAAGAAAGGAGAGCTGAATGAAGCTCAATATTGGAGAAAGGTTTGCGATACTCAACCTTCTTCCTAGGGAGGCTAGTTTTGCAAACCTGAAGATTCTGAGGAAACTCAAAGAGGATTTAAGTTTCTCAGAAAAGGAATGGAGGGAATATGGTTTTGAGGAAGCACCAAACGGTGGACTCAGATGGAAGCCAGAAATAGCTAATGCAACCAAGGAAGTGGTGGTAGGAGAGGTAGCCAATCAGATGATTGTGAAGAAGCTGAAAGAATTAAACGGACAGGATAAGGTTCCTGATGATTGCTTTACGATTTACGAGAAGTTTGTAAAAGAAGATGGGTAAGATTCTAATTCCTGGACATCGGGTTCTTCAAAGACCAAAGAGAATCACTATCGGAATGCCCTGGGGACGACCGATAGATTTGCCCTGTCATCGTGCTTGGGTTGATTTGACTATCCATGCGGTAAATGACTCCGAGTTCCTAATCTTAGAAAAATACACTAAGACCGCTTATCTTGACTTGAATCGGGATAACCTAGCTAAGTATGCTCTCGACAGCGATAGCGACTATCTTCTAATGATAGACTCAGATATGTCCTATCCTCCCAGTATTCTCAAAGTCTTGGTATCCAGAGATAAGGATGTGATGGGGGTTGTTTACTATACGCCTAGATGGAATCCGAAGGAAAAGAAGTCTGATAGGGTAGGGCCGATTGTCTATGACTATGACAAAGAAAGAGGTGGATGGGGTGAGTGGCCTTACTGTGAGGAGACTGAACCCTTCAGGGTGGATGCGGTTGGTACGGGGATAATGCTCATCAAGACAGAGGTTTTTAGGAAACTCGAAAAGCCTTGGTTTCCTTTCTTTGTTTACAAAGACAAGAAAGACACTCGAATTATGGGAGAGGATCTAGGCTTTTGTATGAAGTGTCTTGCAGCAGGAATCGAAGTCTGGGTTGACCCTAGTTTTGGGGATGAGATAGTACACTGGAAACCATACGGATTTAGCAGGAAGGACTGTAAAGCTAATGAACGACAAGGAAAGAAGCGAGCAAAAATTTCTGAGGAAGTTAAATAAGAAGATGGGTGGAATAGATTTTAAGAAACATCCACTCACGCAAGAGGAAGAATATAATTGTCTCAAGGAATTAGGCTACTTGAATTTACAAAAAATAGCTTTTGCGAGACGGAGGATAAAGGTAAGGGAGGAATGATATGGCTTTGACACAAGTTTACAAATCATCTGATAGACAGAGCGACAACACAAATATAACTACCAATCCAGGTTATTTCGGTGGGATAATTATAGAAACAGACGGTAGTACTGATGTTGTAGTTAATATCTATGATAGTACTGATACGAGTGGTACGCAACTTATTCCACAGATAACTGTTACTGGTTCTGACCACTATGGTGGAGTGATATTCCCAAAGCCAATTCCCTTTGTTACGGCTCTTAGAGTAGAGGCAAGCGGAACTGGCAATGGTTATGTGGTCTACTATACGGATATGCCCTAATGGCTACCCCACAGCTTTGGTGCAAATTCGAGAGTGGGAGTGATATTACTTCGCCTTCACTCGGCGCAGCGGGAGTAGAGACAGGATCGCCTACCTATGCAACTTGTAAATTTGGAAATGGCATAACCGTTGACAGAAGTAACTTTGCTCAGTTTCCCACTGGCACAAATAACATAAACGTCACCAAGGGAACCATAGAATTTTGGGTTAAGATGACTGTCTATGTGGAAACTACTAACGTTGATTCATGTATGTTCGATTTCGTTGGGGGAGAAGCTGCTGGCATTTCTATGATGTTTGATAGAGCCGTTGATGACTTTGTAGTCGCCTTTTGTGCCGAGAGTGCGTCAGTTACCCTTACAACTACTGGTCTTGATTGGAGTCTGAATGATTTAATACATATAGCAGTAACTTGGGATAGAACCGGCACAGACTTACCAGATAGCAAGACGGGAATTATCTATTGGAATGGTACTGAAGAAGTCAGTACGAGTACTGGTTGGAATGCAGATACCAATATTCTTAGTGATATTTACATCGGAACCAATTACGACCAGAGTTATGACGGTAGCTGTATAATTGACAATCTTAAAACCTACAACGTCTGTAAAACAGATTTTAGTGACAGAGATACCGAGGGAGTAAGTTCACCGGGAAAGATAAAGATAATTCAGCCATATTTCTTTAAGTAGGAGACTCAAATGGCTATGACTTTCGACAATATGAAAACGCTTACTCTAAATTTAATTTTTGAAGGAAATTACGATAGATTTGTTGAAACATTTGTAGAGCGAACAATCAACCTCGGATGTGTTGACTTCCTCGATAAAACCGAAGTTGAGGATACTCACTTTACCCGTGTAACCGTTGCTAACCAACTTTGGTATAAACTTGCACTGAAGGCGAAGGAAATTACTAGAATTGAGTGGTATGACCTGAGTGCTACAAAGAGACATACACTCGTCAAAAAGACTATGGAGGAAATGGACGAGGAGTATCCTTATGCTGACAATTACGATGCGGATGTAGACTGGCATCAGACTACAGGTGATCCAGTAGTGTGGATTCCGAGGGAGCGAGATGTCATAGGAATATGGCCTGCCTGCGATACTCAGGGTGATACTCTTTATCTTTATGGTCGGAGGAGACATACAGACCTCTCTAGCGATGCAAGCGAACCGAAAATACCGGATGAGTTTCGTCATATTCCGTGTATTTATGCAGCCAGGATGTTACTTAGGTCTGACAATGATGAGAGAGCACCTAGCTTTGAGAAATGGTACAAGGAAGAGGTTTTCTTTGCTAAAAAGCAGGTGAAAGAGAGAAAAGAGAAGATGCCTGCAAGATGGCGGATGTATACTTATTGAGGAGTAGAGATGCCAGGAATAGATAGTAATACAAAATTGATGCTCTCTTTGGATGGAACTGATGGAGATACCTCCACCACTGATGAGTCGGATTCTAACCATACCATCAACTTCAATGCAACTGCTCACTTAGAGGACACTGAGAAGAAGTGGGGGACGACATCACTTCAACTGGATGGAGATAGTGATTACCTAGACATAGATGATAGTGCTGACTGGGATGTTTTTGCAAGTAATTCCGACGATTGGATAATAGATTTTTGGGTTAAACATACTGACCATGCAAATACTGAGCGGTATATCGTCCAACGAGAAGATAATGCTAACTTTTGGTCAGTTCTCCATGTTAGTGGTAGTGGACTTCTTTTTTATGTTCAGTCAGTAGGTGCTAGCCTGATTAATACAGGCTATGGAGGGGAAATAATAGACACTAATTGGCATCATATTGCTGCGTGCAAAGTAGGAAGTGAGTATGCGATATATAAAGATGGAACTCAAGTCAACTATGTTGATGTTGCTGACGTAGATACATTTGCAGGTTCTCTCTATATAGGTTATCATCCTGATTTCGGACAGTATTTCGATGGCTACTTAGAAGAGATAAGAATACAGCATAGCAATTATTTTGGGGCTGCTCCAAATGATACACCTGATGACACGATAACAGTTCCACCGTCATCTTATGCAAGAGACTTAGAAATAGACGTACATGACTGCACTGATTTAGTAGATAAAGTTATTGGAGGTTAATATGAGTCATAGTAATGTAAAAATCGAGGGGTTCTCTAGGGTGAGAATCAGAAATCAGGATGGTACGATAGCAGGTGATAGTGGATGGACTGGGCCTAACCAAATCACTAACCTTGGTGTCGCACACTTCCTCTGTGCCAACTTAGGCAAGACCACTAACTCTAAGCAAGTGGGTTATGCCTCGTTGGGAGAGGGAAGTGCACCGGCTGCTGCTAATACAGTATTGCTGAGTGAATGTAGTGGTACTGGAACTGTACCTATTAGGAAGGCTGTAAGTGCTGCCTCTAGCGGTTCAACCACAGAGGAGTTTACAGTCACCTTTGGTTCCAGTGATAGCTTCGTTACAGCGACAGAAAGTATTAGTAATATTGGTCTGTGGGCAGTAACCTATCATAGTGACACGGTGGGGACGTTGTTTGCAGGAAATGCTTATACGTCTAGTAGCTGTGCAAGTAATCAGGATGTGAATGCTACGTACCAAATACGATTTGCTACTTCATAGTCTTGACTTGACGAACATTTATGCTATACTCCTTGTAAATAAAGGAGGAAAAGCATGGTACAACTAAAGAGAAATAGAGATTACTCAAAGGAATGGTTGCTCTCTGAACGAAAGAGCAAGAGCGATGGGCAGATTGGAAAAGAGGTTGGTGTGTGCTCTCATACAGTTAGGAGATGGGCAATAGCTTGGGGAATACCAGCAAGAAAGCGTTCTGAATGTTTTGGTGGTAGGAAAACTAAGTATAAGCCTCTTGATGATAAACAATGGCTAGAAGACTTGTATTTAACTAAATCTCTTTCAACTATCGAAATTGCAAAGTTGGCTGGATGTTCAAAGGGCGCAGTACATTATGCGTTGGTTAAGCATAATATTCAGACTAGAAGTTATGATGAGGCAACTAGAATCAGAGATTTAGTAGATAGAAAAGGGCCGAATGCTGCTAATTGGAAGGGTGGTAGATGGAAAACTTCATTTGGTTACATTCTTATATACAATCCAGACCATCCCCACAGTAGAATGCTACCATATGTATTGGAGCATCGTTTGGTTATGGAAAAACATCTTGGGCGTTATTTGAAACAATCAGAAGTGGTTCACCATATTAATGGTGATAAGTCAGACAATCGCCTTGAGAATTTACTTATGTATGACAAGCATATAGAGCATAAGAAAAGCCACAAGAAACTAATTTTGGAAAATGCTGAACTGAGAAAAGAGATTGCAGAACTTAAAAAAGCTCTTAGAAAGTAATCGGGGCATCTTACTCGACATCGGCTGTGGAGAAATTGTAAGACCTAATTTCATCAGATTGGATAAGCGTAAACTTCCAGGCATTGACATAGTACACGACCTTGAAGTATTCCCTTATCCCCTACCTGATGAGTGCTGTTTGACAATAATAGCCTCTCACATCTTGGAGCATATAAAGCCTTGGCTCTTCTATGAGGTAATGAATGAGTTGTGGAGGATTACAAAGGTTGATGGAAATCTTGCTATCTCAGCTCCCTATGCTGGTTCACCTGGTTATAAACAAGATGTAACTCATTGTGCTCAAATTATAGAGGCAACATTTATGTATTTTGACCCCAAGTACCCTCTCTATAGTGGCTATCGTCCTTCTCCTTGGGCTATTGAGAAGGGTTTCCCTTGCTGGCAAACCACCGGAAACATTGAAGTTGTTTTAAGAAAAATAAAAAATGCGAAAAAATTCAAAACACAGAGAAGAAAGTAAGCAAAAAATGAGTCAGTCTGCTCGTAGACGTGGTATAAAACCACCAAGTAGATTGGGCATTCGAAATACCGTAGAACAGAGAAAGAAAATTAGTGAAACTCATAAAAGATTAGGATTAAAACCACTGCCACAATATGGTGATGCTAATCCATCTAAAAGAAAAGAAGTTAGAGAAAAAATAAGTAAGGTACTGACAGGTAGAAAACTCTCAGAGGAGCATAAAAAAACACTTAGTAAAAATCATAGAAGGATTAATTCACTTCAACAGAAATTAAAAATGAGTAGAGCATTTAGTGGCAAGAAAAATCCTAACTGGAAAGGTGGAATTACTCCATTAGAACTAAAAATAAGACACAGTTTTAAATATCGCCAATGGAGGTCGGATGTATTTACTAGAGATGATTTTACCTGCCAAGAATGTAATCGTAGAGGTATTGAATTAAATGCTCATCATATAGAGTCTTTTGCTTTGATACTAGAATTGAATGATATTAAAACTTTTAATCAAGCTGTAAATTGCGAAGAACTCTGGAATATCAATAACGGCATAACTTTTTGCAAAAAGTGTCATTTAAAAAATTCTAGAAACTCAGTAATTGTACTGGAGAAGATGAAAGATGGAGATACCTGAACAGGCTGTGGCAAAACGCATCATGGTAGGCATTCCTGTAACTGGCTTAGTACGCTTTGAGTGGGTAATGGGAAGATACAACCAAACTGTTCCCTGTAACTGGTCTCAGGTTGACTGTATTGAGTGGATTAAGACGGAGGCTCCCTACAAGCACCTAGTGGCAGATGCTCGTAACATCATAGCTCAGAGATTTATAGAACGAGACTATGAATGGCTCTTTTTCATTGACCACGATGTAGTTCTGCCTCCAGGTACGGTACTGAGGTGGAATGAGAGGATGAGGAAGGTTGATGTGCCAGTATGGTGTGGTCTCTACTTCTCTAAGTCAGTTCCCGCTGAACCTCTCATCTATCGAGGTAGAGGTAATTCGTTCTATGACAAGTGGAAGATCGGTGATGAAGTTTGGTGTGATGGCATACCGATGGGCTGTACTATGATACACAAGTCTATCCTCAAGACTGTCTATGATGAAAGTGAGGAGTATGAGCCAATGGTAGGGATTAAAGTTAGAAAAGTGTTTGAGACTCCTTGTAATGAGTGGTACGATCCTGAAAAACGAGCTTGGCATAAGGCTGTTGGAACTGAGGACTTACATTGGTGTACCAGAGTTATGAAAGATAACATCTTCAAAAAGGCAGGTTGGCCTAAGTATCAGAGGAAGAAGTATCCATTCATGGTTGATACGAACATATTTTGTAGACATATTGATTTTAATGGAATGCAATATCCATCAAAGGGTGAGGAACAGGAGTTTATTAGATGAGTGCCACTGTAACTGTGACTGAGGATGTAACTGTTGTTCTAAGTCCTTGGTTGCCACAAATAGATGTCTACGACAGTGCAACCGTTACTGAAAGCCTTGTACCAAAACTCATCTGCAATATTAAATCTGCTGTTGGCGCACCTTTTGGAAGAACAACAATAGGTGGTACTCGTATTAGTGCTAAACATCGAGTATTTGGATGTAAATTTACATCGGGC